GGTGTCATTTTCAAATGTCACTCTTTTTTTAGGTTGTAAATCAATAACTTCATTTTTTTCTTTGACTAATTCCTTTATTTCTAATTTTGGAGGACCCGTTGTTTTAGATTTTGTATCTGTAATTGGTTTTCCTGCAGAATTTGATATCCAGTCCTCTGCCTGTTTTTTTTGTTGTTCTGTTTGGTTTTCATTCATTATGCGCTCTAATTCTTTTTCACGCGAGTCCATAGTTCGTTCTATTTGAAAATTTTTAATAACATCATCTTCGTCTGATTTATCAGTAAAATCGATCTCCTGGGGGCGTTTCGCGTGTATTAAATTAGAAAACTCTTGTTGTTTTCCTTCAAATTTTTTATTCATTGCTTCGCTCCTCAACTTTGTTATATCTTCTTTTGAATAAGGTTGAGTTTGGGGACTAGTTGCCTGTATTGTTTCTGTTTCTTTGCTTTGTTTCATAATAGTAATCATTCCTTGAATACACATTTTATTTTTCTCTAATGTATTACTTGTTTGTTTTTGGTCAATACTAGTGCATATTTTCTCAAAAATATCTTGTATTTGCTGCATTTCATGAACATTTTGTGGTTGTATTATTTTATCTTCTAAAAATAAATTCCACAACATAGCCTTATTTTCTTGACTTTGAAATTTTGACATATATTACTTATATGTCAAAATTACGTTTTATATCTTTTTGTATTCATTGAAATATTTTTTTCGCAATTTTCTCATTTGTGCATCAGTAATTTTCTTTTTTGGATTTTTTAAATCCATTGGATTTAACTTATCCTTTACTTGTTCAATAACTGCATATAAACTATATACTCCGCATTCAGTATTTTCATCTTGATGTGATGTCGGAGCGTTATCATCATATTTAAATCCTTCTTTGTTTTGTTTTTTCCCTTTTAATGTTATATTTTTTGATTGTTTTAATACTGTGTTAATAAACTTTTTAATTTTTCTAGGAGGTTTATCTCCATTACTATCAAAGAAAAATACCTGTTTCTTATTTATATTAATAAATACAGATACCCAATGTGAACCTGGCTTATAATGTGGGTCTAAGTTAAATATAATTCCAATCTTTGTTTTTCCTTTTTTAATTTGATCTTGCAAACTAAAATGACAAAGTTCCTCCCAAACACATTCGCCATACATTTTATGTGTATCATAATCAATTGGAGAAGGTCCCATAAATTCAAAACACGGGTAAAGTTTTTCATATTGTTTCATTACATTTAAAATATCTACACTAGATAACCATTCATATGGATTAGTTTTCCATTCAGGTGGTGTCATTGGTGCAAAAGTATGAGATGTGATTTCTTTGTCTAAATTATTTTTCATAAAATTTTGACGCATCCAGCATCTTTCAGTATTGCATACGGACGACATGTTATTTTTTAATGTTTCCCATATTTGACGTGAATTATTTGAAACAATTTTTGCATCTGGATGCCTCGCATTCCATAAATTTCGCATCTTGTGCAATGATTTATTCGAATAACAACTAAATGGATTACCGTTATTTTCTAAACTAGGACTACATTGTAGTTTTTCAAATTTCGATTTTAAAAAATCATTTCGACCTTTTTTACTTTGCAAATTTACTTTTCTTGTTTTTCCTCTACCTTTTTTTGCATTTTTTTTTGTGTATTTATTGTTTCTTCCACCTTTTCTTGTTTGTTTTACCATATTACATATTCGTCATATTTTCTTTTATTCGTTAGATTTGTTTTTATTCTTTTTTTTTATTCCCTTCTTTTTTAATTCAGGATTTGTTATATCTACATCTCTTTTCTTTGGTAAAATTACAGTTTCTCTTACTCCTTTGATCTTACGAATATTTAAACAATCCTCTATTTTTTGACTTTTCGGCTGTGTAATTAAAAGGGTATTATTTATTTCGTCGATATTTGATAGAGTACTCGCACTGTCGGTGTTTGAACTTTCAGTTAACGATTCAAAGGTAGACATATCTTTATATTCGTCTTGTAATAAATCAACAGTATCACTTGTTTTAAAATAAAAAATACATTCTTCTAAATAACTGTTAAATACCTTTTGTAAAGTGTCGGGTATATCCTGTATATCATCGGATTTCCCATGCATTAATTGTTTTGTTAATTGAATTACTCTCTTTCTGTAAAATTTGCGATCTATTTCTATTTGTTTTTGTGTATCAGTTAAACGCGACTTTACATATCTTTCATATTGCTTTGTGTTTGATAAATATTCTAATGTTATTAAATCTACATTATCTGTTCCAGAACAATCCATATTTTAATATATATTCTTATTGAGTTATTTATTAATAAAACGAATTTATAAATAACTTAACTTAACTTAGTCTTTTGGTGCAGGTGAAGAATGTAAACCAATATTTCTTGTTTGTTGACGTGTATGGTTATCAAAAAATTTGAACCCCACATCGCTTGAATGTTCATTAGGGTCAAAAGCATTAAAGGCTTTTTGAGTAAATAACAGTGGATTATTAATACTAACAGGGTTTGTATTTTCCATCGTGGGAATATTGTAAAGATCGCTTGCTGTTGCCGGCATATATTTTGATTGATCAGCCGCCTGTAAAGGAAATATTGTACCTCTTAATACAGTCTCCGTGTCAACATTATCTGCGTATCCTTGCCACGGTGCATTACGAGTTCCAGGATTAAATGTTTTCTCGACATCAAATTTAGGATGTCTTTGTAAAGGTTCTTTGGTTTCTGTGCGAAGATCTACTATAGGCATGGTAACATATCTTGTAGGTGTTGAACGAATACTAAAAGCCGGTTGCATAGTCGATGATGGGACATTTCTTACCGAAATTCTTTCGTTTAACTCCTGATTCTGTCTTAAATTTTGAAGAATTACCTGACGATTGTTCATTATTCTAATATATTTATATAATATTTTTTTTAATTACTAAACATGGAAGAAACAAAGATTATACCACTTAAAGATTTTGTTTAAATATATATAGTAAATTAATGTGTGGAATCTTTCTACTGTTTAAAAACTTTATGACACCAAACCAGATAAATCAAATGGCTGCTCTAAACAACTGTTTTAAGCGTGGTCAATCAAGAGGTCCTGAATTTTCAACACTAACACAGTGGAATATGGGAGTTACTGCTGGATTTCATCGTTTGGCGATTAATGGTCTTGACGTGAATTCAAATCAACCTATTACAGTTGATAGTATTAGTATTATCTGTAATGGCGAAATTTACAATTATAAGGAACTTTATAAAATGTTAGGTGTTACTAAACCTCAAACAAATTCAGATTGTGAGGTTATCATTCATATGTATAAGAAATATGGTATTGAATATACTTTGAAATCATTAGATGGTGTTTTTGCTTTTGCATTACAAGATAATCGGGAACAAGATTTTTCTGTATATTTGGCTCGTGATCCGTATGGTGTTCGACCTTTATATCAAGGTACATATAGTAATATGAATATTTCTGATAGAAACAAAAGTAAAGAAGTCAATTATTGTTTTGCATCTGAAATGAAGTCACTTTCTTATTTAAATAAAGAATTTTATGGTGGAGCAACAGCACCTAAAATTGTACAATTTAAACCTGGAACATATAGTAAAATGATATATCCTAACAAAACTTGTGGTCATTGGAAACATGATAAACATGAAGTTTCATATACTCAATTGCCATTTAGTAATTTCAAATATGGTCAAGATACCAGAGAGGTTTGCAATATTATTAAAAATAGTTTAATTGAAGCAGTAAATAAACGTGTTGATAATACCGATAGACCTATTGCATGTCTGCTTTCTGGTGGTCTTGATAGTAGTTTAATTACTGCACTTGTTAATAAAATATACGATAAAGAGAAAAATGGAAAACTCAAAACGTTTAGCATAGGAATGCCTGGTTCAGAAGATTTGATAAAAGCAAAAAAAGTGGCTGATTTTTTGGATACTGATCATACATCAATAGAAATTAGTGAAGACGATTTTTTTAATGCAATACCAAAGGTAATATATGCAATTGAAAGTTATGATACAACAACTGTACGCGCTAGTGTTGGTAATTATCTAATTTCTGAATATATTTCTAAAAACTGCAATGCCAAGGTTATTTTTAATGGAGATGGTGCTGATGAAGTAATGGGTGGATACTTGTATTTTCATAAATGTCCAGACTCATATGAATTTGATAAAGAATGTAGACGGCTTGTTAATAACATCCATACTTTTGATGTTCAACGTTCTGATAGATGTATTTCATCTAATGGACTTGAACCGAGAACCCCATTTTTGGACAGAAACTTTGTACAAACATATTTTTCTTTGTCTCAAGATACCAGGTATTTTCCTGATAAAAAAGGACAATGCGAAAAATATTTAATTCGAAAAGCCTTTGATAGTGAAACTGACCCTATTTTGCCAAAAGAAATTCTATGGCGAGTAAAGGAAGCATTTAGTGATGGTGTAAGTTCTCAAAAAAAGTCATGGTTTCAAGTAATTCAAGACAAAATTGACAACCTTAAATTAATTAAGTCCAATACAAGGTATTTTGAAAACATACCAGCAACTAAGGAACAACGATATTATCGTGATATTTTTGAGAAATTCTTTAAAGGAAATGGTAATGTGTTACCATATTTCTGGATGCCCAACTTTGTGAATAATGCAACTGATTCAAGCGCAAGAACATTAGATGTTTACAAAGATAAAATGAAAACATCTCAAGATGAATAATTTTTATGTGATTTATTTTTCCTTTTTTTTCGTAGTTTACGTGTTTTTGGATTATTTGAAGTTGGATTAAAAAAGTCTTGTAAATGATACATTATCTTTTTACTAATAATTTTATCGACATTTTTTTCAATATCACTTTTAACATTTACTGTATAATCATATTCATCCATAAACGATGTAATATGATTAATAAATTTCACTGTATCTTCTTGTTTTACTTTATCTTTTAATTCACTGGCAAGAAATCTCATTGCCATTGTTTTATATGGAAAATCATGTGTATAAGGTTTAATTTTGATATAGTAAACTAAATCGTGTTTCATAAATGGATGATCTTGATCATCTAAAAAACAAACTTCTGTTCCTTTAGGTAATCTACAACATCGCATAAGATCGCTGTATGTTTTTTCGTGAGTAGTTCTTAATGGTTCTATTTGTTTACCATCACATTTAAATGCACCAACTACTCTATCAAATAATTTGGTTTCGGTACGAGTTTCCAAATAGTCTTTTATTTTATGACTCCAATCCTTGGGTCCTTGATTATTTGTATAAATTAATATTTGTTGGCATTTTTGTTTTCTTTTTTCGCGTTTTAAATAATTTAGAATACTTATTATATTTGGACGTAAAATTTCAGGAAACATGTCAACCATTTTATAAAAATCGGTGTTTGTTAATTTATTATCAAAATAATGTTGTAAAGCGTCCCAAAACATACCTATTTCTGTAAATGATCCTAATGTTTCGTCTAAATCAAACACCACAACCCTAGAACATTTGGTTTTCATTAAAATATAGTGAGAAACAAAAATAAAATAATACACTATTTTAATAGTAATGAGCGAATTATCAAATAAGGATTATTTGTCAATCCTTTCATTTTATAATTTACGTGCACCTAAGAAAAAAGGAAAAATAAATTATAAAAAAGTAAAAACAATTGCGGAAAATATATTAGCCGAAAAGTTATGTCGATGTATTAAAAAAGTCGCAAAATCACCAAAACCTTCAAAAAAGGCTGAGTCACGGGCCGCAGCCATATGTGGCGAGAGTGTAATTAAAAAAAAAGGTTTGAAACATAACCGTTTCAAATGTAAAAAGAAACCACAATTATTAAGTGGAAGTAAGAAACATAAGTTATTAAAAACAGCAAAACATGTAAAAAATAAAAAAGCACGTAAAAACAGACGCGCACGACGAACCCGGCGTGCAAAAAATATTTAGGTTTTATTTAAATAATCCATAACAGATAAAAGAACCATTTCATTTGGTGTTAATTTCTGAAAAACCATACATTCATCGAATCGTATTTGAAAAAATCGGTTCATACTATTTTTACATGTTAAGTGAATACCAGTTTCATCTAAAATACGCGCATCAACTACAATACCACCTCTTGTTAATTTTAATTGTGCAAGTTCTGTAATATTAAGTGGAATCCATCTAATATATTGTCCATATTGCAGTTCATTTAATCCTTCTATAAAGCGATACTCTTTGAGTTTTTTATTATACTCAATGAGTTTATCACGTGGCAAATTTAACTGTTGAAGTGCATTATTTTTGTATTGTTTAACTTTCGCATTAGTTAATTCCAGAATACTTGAATTTCCGTCATTTTCAACGGCTTCCATCAATTGTTGTAATGTTTCTACGTCCATAAATACTTATATTATACAACTATTTTTATGTGGGCTTTGATTATATATTATTTAGTAAAACTGAATATTGGCTCTCCAAACCAGTTTTCTCCACACAATACACCACCTTTAGATGGTGTTGGTGCGCCTTTCATACGCTGCAAAATCCAACCATCATATGTAAATCCCATATCTTTTATCTTTTTTACCATATCATCACAAACCTCATATCGAGTTTTCTTTATTTGTGGGTCTACAATATTAAGCATGATTTTTCCTCCTTGCTTCAATGAAGCAGCAACATTATCAATCATTCGAAATAGGAATTCGTCGCGCCAACATTCAAAATTCTGATATTTTTTCCAAGATTGCATCTCTTCACCTTCGCCACCTTCATTATATTTCTCTGTTTGGAAATATGGCGGTGAAGTAAACAATAGATCAAAGTTCTTATTTCCCAAAACGATATCTTCTGCACAGCCATTGTAAATCTTTACATTTTTTTGTCCTTTACATTCAAAATATTTCATGTTACCCTGCTTTTTATATGAAAACTTAATGTCTTCTAACTTTGTTCCAAGTAATTTCTCATATTCAATACATTGTTTTTTATAACTTTCATATACACTTGGATTAGGATCACATCCATAATATTTTTTCGCTGTTTTTGTGCAATAAAATGCAGCCAGTCTATCACCCCACCCACAACTAGTATCCAATATGTTTTTTGCACCAGTCATTAGATAAACACACTTCGCTACGTGTGGTTTAAATTGCGTAGCAACATACCCACTTACCCGCATAGATGAACGATAATCCCGCGCCATTAAACCATTTTTTCCAATCATAGATGGACGCCAAAATGTCCAATTCATTTTTTTAAGAACTGCCAAATCTTCCCACGCATTCAATGGTCCTTTATATCCATATGAATTACAACGAAGTCGATTATCTTGCTGAAAATACGAACTAATATCATTATATTCGTGACCCAATTGAATCATATACAAACAGTTATTTTGCGTAGCGTCATAATCATATTTTAATTTGATATCATAATTACTATCATCACTTGGATAAACTACTTTCAAACCAAGGATATCTCGTTCCAACAACCGAGAAAAACACTTTTCCATGTTTTTATATTCGATTGGTCTTTCTGGAAATGTTGGTTTCTCTTTGATAATATATTGGGCTAGAACCTCAATAACCTGTTTTCTATCAAAATTATCAACTATATATTTCCAATCTTCCTTCATAAAGACTGGAATTTTATTTTCATCTGCGTGACTTTTTAGTATGTTGTATATATTTGAAAATACTACTGTGTCAATAGATGTTACTTGTGTTGTTGACATAAATATCTTATTTATATGAAGATGTATTATGTTATATTTAGTTCAATTTTATAACATAATATTTAAAAAATAACTTGATTTTCGTTTCGCCAATACTTAATAATTTTTATTTTTAATTCTTTCTAGATTTTTTGTTTTTTCTAGATTTTTTGTTTTTTCTAGATTTTTTATGTTTTCTACATTTTTTATATTTTCTAGATTTTTTGTTTTTTTTATGTTTTCTAGATTTTTTATGTTTTCTTTTTTTCATACCACCTCTGTGACCAAAAATAGACCATCCAGAATCACTTCCGTGTTTTTGTGCATCATGTAGAATAGCATCTCTTATTTCTTCTAGATTTTCTGTATATTGTTGTTCATCATGTATTCCAAACGCATTCTGACCAACAGCAACTTTGCCACCTTCAACACCATGTTCCACATCATCATCTTTATCTATAACAGGTTCACTTAAAAATCGGTTAGTATCTTGTGATAAAATAACAAAATTTATTGTATCAACCAACCCTCTTAATTGAAGAACTTGAGTTATAAATGCAGCAATAGCATAATCACTAAAAATTTTAATTTCTTTTCCATTATAACTATCAATAGCACCATCTTCGGGTAATTGTATTTTTTTTCCTTTTAGAGTTAATCCATTTAAATACTTAATTACGCGCCCAAATGCATTCCATACTTCATGTACATTTTCGCCATATTTATCACCCTTTATAATTAATAATTCATCTATCTTTCCCTCTATTTTGTATTGATACGTTACTGGAGAACTTTCGCAAAATGGTATTGCCGAAAACCAATTATAATCAAATGAAGGTTTATTTTTTCCATCCGGAAACAATGTGTCACGAGTGTGATACAAAACTACCTCTTGTGGGTCACGAACTTGTGAATCAAATTTACCCCACGGTGTGGTGTTCGGTCCATGAATTTCATCTAGCATTTTAATTCTCGCCTTATCATTCCTCACCACCTTAGGATATAATAAACTCGTGACTGCAGTTTTTAAACTTTTACAACTTCCATCACGAAAAGGTATCATTGGTCTCTCTCCACCTAAAGTAATACCTTCGCTACTCAATGTGCCTATTACTGTGTCAACTCCTTCCTTTTTTAATAAACGTTGAAAATGTTCAATTATAATAGCATTATTGTCAGGTCGTCTCCATTGCCCTGAATCTGAAACTTTACGTCTTTTAGATGAAGTATCGGTCATTATATATAATAGAATAAAAGATATATTGAATTCTCTTTTAAAATAAATACTTAAAAATAATAAAGTTATTAACATCATAGATGAGCGATAACAAATGCAATGTATTAGTTACTGGCGGTTGTGGATTTATTGGTTCAAATTTTATTAACTATATGGTCCCATTAGAACCACAAAGAGTAAATTTCGTTAATTTAGATGCTATGTACTATTGCGCTTCACATGATAATATCAAACCGGAAATACAAAATGCAGACAATTATAAATTTATTGAGTGCAATATTAATGATTTTTCTTTAATTAAATACATTCTAAATACTGAAAAAATTACACACATCATTCATTTTGCTGCACAATCTCATGTTGACGGTTCATTTGAAAATTCATTACAGTATACAGACGATAATATTAAAGGAACACATACACTTCTTGAAGCAGTTCGTATTGTTAATAAAGATATTGTCTTCCTTCATTTTAGTACTGATGAAGTTTATGGTGAATCACAATTAGATGAAAAACCAAAAGATGAAATGTCGCTTTTGTGTCCAACAAATCCATATGCGGCAAGTAAAGCCGCCGCCGAAATGCTTGTTAATTCATATATTCATTCTTATGGATTGAAATGTATTATTAGTCGTGGAAATAATGTTTATGGCCCCAACCAGTATCCGGAAAAACTTATTCCTAGATTTATCAAATTATTTAAAGAAGGTGAAAAATTCACAATTCATGGTGATGGTTCCTCGTTAAGAACATTTATTCATGTTCATGATGTTTGTACCGCCGTTGAAGTTTTGCTTAATCGCGGAAAATTTGGAGAAGTTTATAACATTGGTAGTGATCCATCCTATGAGAAATCAGTGAACGATATTGCAAGAATTCTAATTGAATTATTAGAAAATAGAAAATTGGATAGCGATGAAAGTATTTCGCAATATGTTGAATATGTTGAAGATAGACCGTTTAATGATAAACGGTATTTCATCACAAATGAAAAATTAAAAGCCTTTGGCTGGAAACAAACAATTCCTCTTGAACGTGGGATTGCTGGTTTGATATAAAATTAATCCAATGTTACAAGAGGATTCTCATATTCTTGATTTTTTTTCATTAAATGTAGAATAGCCCGTACACTTGTGTGAATATCAGGAATTTTTTTGTAACTAGTTAATTTTTTATCACATAAACCATTGTTACTTCTTCCACTAAGTAACACTTCACTTTGTTCATCTTCTGTAAAATTTTTCCAAGTAAAAGACCCATCTACAATTTCCTTATACATAGTAAGAATTTCGTTATGTGAAATGGTTCCTGGATTACACATATTATATGTTCCAATAAGGTTGTCTTTCATCATATCAACAGAAAGAGGTATAATATCATTCAAAACAGTCATTGAATTTGAAATACTACAAATTTTTTCATAGTTTGTAATCTTAGTAATAAAGTTACGCGAATGTGTTTCATCAGTAATAGGCATACGAATACGAAGATTTAATGCTGTTGTTTGTTTCATAAGCATATCAGTAAACCCCTTAACAATACTATAGTTAGAACCAAAAAAGTTAGGGGTATCATCTTCTGTAAACTTCATATTGTTTTCAAGACCATGAACATCATCATACGTAAAAATGCAACCTGTCCCGATATAAGAAAAATGTATCTGACTTGATTGACAAAATATTGCCAATGACAAAGGCGAATACAAATTGTCATTAACATTCTCGTGAAGAACACTATGGTCTTGTAAATAATCAATAGTAGTGAAATCTTTTCCATCTCGCGTTCCGTGGGTTCGTCCCATACAACAAAGAACATGAGTTGCTTTTTTAGACATTATATCTAATTTAACATCAATACTTTCTGCGCGATAATCTGAATAACAAAACTCAATGCCTTGTTTTTTAAACTCTTTGACATATTTCTGTCCAATCCAACCTTTGTGTCCAATAAGATAAACTTTCATGTTATCAATAATTAATATTAATAAATTCGTTTTAAATTAATATTAATCTTTAATTAACGCATCCAAACCTCAAAAAAGTATTGATTGGGTGGCATAGATACTTGTGGGTGTCTTGCAACATAAACACGTTTAAATCCTTTCTGTGAATATTGGTCGTTTACAAATCGGAGTTTTTCCTCGTTAAAGTAGTCATTTTCAACAATAACTGTCTTGATATTATCAAGAACACTTGAGTCATCTTGTAAAATTTCATATAAAGCACCTTCACAATCAGCAACAAGGGCATCGAATTTTATATCGTATTTTTGTTCTAAATCAGATTTAGTTACATTTCTAACTTTCTTGTAACCTTCTATTAATCGGTCAGAAGGAATAGTGGTCCAACTGTTTTCTTTTTGAAGAAGTTTTCTTTTAGATAAAGCAGCATCTTCAACATGAAAACGTTTGCTATTTTCATCTCTATTTTTCTTTAAACAATCAGCAATTTCACTATAACTTTCTAAAACAACGTGTTTTTCAGGCTTTGTAAGAATTGACGAGATAAGCATACTGTTGCGCCCAATATTACCTCCAAGTTCGAGAACGGATGCTTCTCTGGGAAGGAATCGATACGTCATATATTGTTCAAAGGTTTCGTCACTATTATAGTCATTGGGATTGTTTTTTACCCATTCAACGTTATGGGGGAACTTATGAGTACTAATAATATCATCTATCTCCTTTTGCGCATTTTCATGATTTTTAAAATCATATGTTTCAAAATTACAATCAACTGGAAGATATACCATTTCATTACCTTGAAATTTTTTGGAATTAAGCATATCATCAAAAATTTTGATAAATTTTACTTCCCCAAAAGCCGGATCACCAAACATATCAGCGCGCGCATGGTCATCATTAGGAATACAAACATGTCTGTTTACAACATATTGACTCATAACAACATCTGTGATATCCACACGATAATTTTCGTTTCCGTACAAAATAATCATATTATACCTTGTATAATGCTTTTATGTTTAAATCTTAAATTAACATATATATTTTGTTTTTTTGTTTTTGTTTTTTTATAAAGTACTCTAAGAATATGTAAAATTTTTGAAAATAATCGATAAAATTCTTGAAAATCTCAAAAAGGTTTGAAAAAAGGTGAAAATCAAAAAGAACCGCCTACATGTCTAGGCATTTTTTGTATAATTTGGAAAAAAACATGTAGGGAACCTTTGTAGTACATAAAAAAAAGCACCGAAATTCATTTAAAAAAATAAAGTGTTGATTTTATATAAAAAAATGAACGTCAGTTTAGAAGAATTACCAACATTGGAGAATTACAAATCTATGCGTGTTTGCAAAATATGTGACTTTACTGCGTCTAGTTCCCGTGATTTGAAGCGTCATATATTTACACGTAAACATAAAAAAAATTTCGTGCAAATTTTTCAAAGTGAAAAATCAGTAGTTACTTGCCAAGACGTAAACACACCATTAGAAAAACAAAATCAACAAAAAACGTCCACACTGACCGAAAATTTGAGTTCTGGGCCGAAAAAAATTACAAATATTTTACCACTCAAATTCTCTTGCGATGCATGTAGGCAAGAATTTAAGTATAAATCGTGGTTATGTAGGCACTACAAGACCTGTAAAGCACGAAAAAAAATTACAAATATTTTACCACTCGAGAAATTCTCTTGCGATATATGTAAGCGAGAATTTACGTATAAAAAATCTTTCTCTAGGCACTACATAAAATGTCAAGAGGATAAAGCAAGAGAAGAAATATCAGATGAAATGACAATATCATCAGAACCAAAAGAAAACACAAAAATTCTCGAGTTATTATATGAAAGTAACAAAACAAACAAAGAATTATGTGAAAAAGTCTTACAACTTGAATCTGATAGACAACATATTATTCAGCAAAATTACACTACAAATCAGTATCAAAACAATAATCAAGTCAATATTAATTTATTTTTAAATGAAGAATGTAAAAACGCAATGAATATAACAGATTTTGTAAATCAAATTCAACTATCTATTGATGACTTGATGTATACGCGTGACCACGGTTATGTAAATGGCATTAGTAATATATTTATTAAAAACCTTGAATATATGGAACCAACTGATCGTCCAATTCATTGTAATAATCCAAATCCATCAAAAAATCAAAATCCAAATAAATTAGAGTTTTATGTCAAGGATGATGATAAATGGGAGGTTGACAAAGAAAATGAAAAACTAAATGCTACAATTGATAGTTTAAGTAAACGACAAACCGCTCAAATAAAAGATTGGGAAAAGGAAAATCCAAATTGGAATGAAAGTGATGAAGGGATAATGGAATATATGAGTATGATTAAGGTTGTAATGGGAGGCATAACTGAAAAAGAACGTAATAAGAATAAAGATCTTATTAAGGTAAAATTAACAGAAAAAGTTGAAATTAATAAGCAAGGAAAATTGCAACAAAAAAAATAACTGATGAATAAATTAGTTAAAAATTGAAATGAAAATAATCCAGATTGTAAGAAGCATCCCAACACTCTTACGAATCATGACTCCTCCTCGTTCTCCAGTTTCTAGTCCTCGCGTTCAGCCATCTTACGTTGTTAATGATGAAAAACCTTCATGTGTCCAATATGTAGGTGTTACATTGGTCGGTGGTAGTGTATTTGCCTTCTTTGCTGCAGTTATTTATAATATTATCTATAGTATCATTGCAATTATTAGCATTAGTCAGAAAGAGGTAGAAAATGTTTGTCCCAATTCTGAACTTTGGTGGTTCGCCTTGTTTCTTGGAGTCATATGGCCTCTTCTCAGTATGAATAATGCTAAAAGTGCCGTCGAAAAAAATGGAAAGGATGATGCAAATCCAGTAGCAGTTGGTGCTTGTATGGCGTTTATATATCTTGCGCTGTTTATTACTTACAGTGTCTGGGCATGGGACCAGTTGTATGGACTGTCAGGATTTGCAGATGATGATTGTGCAATGGTTCATTGGCAGTTTAAAAATACAACAGAAGGTGCTAATAATGATGGACATGACTTGTATACCGCTGTTCAGTTGTGGATGTATCTTTATATGATTGGCATCGCAGTGATTCTTCTTGCTGTATTTGGCGTGACTTCTATCATTGTTATTGACTCATGCCAATCTAAGAGGTCTAGACCCACAACTGCAACAAGCACTGAAACTTATGGAACTGCAAATAATCCTTCTGAAACTGGAAGTGTTCCACCCGCTGGCGCCCGCCGTCTTAGTATAAAGGAAGCAGAAGAACTGCGCCTTAAAAACCTTCTAGCCACTGGTACTGAAGATAGCATCAATAAAGAAAGCGCTGTTTAAAATAATTTACATACTAAAAAATAATACAATATAAATTTTTTATTGTATTATTTACGAAAACAGTTTTCTAAAAAAGTAAAATATAAAAAGACCCAATAGAATAATTACTATTATATTGATAGGTATACCAATTTTATATAGTATAATACCAATAACTAAAAGGAGGAGAATGACACCAATTAATTCTATATTATCAACAACATGCTTTATTACTTTCTTATAATCAATCATTTTTGAAAGTTTATAAAGAACAAATGCAATAAAAATTGCTATTGCAATATATTTCGGAGGCACTTCATAAGCATGTAATAAATATATTATGGATACTATGATCGCAGGTTTTATAATATATCCAAATGGACCATTCAATACTTTAATAAACCATTCAATAAGACCATATCTTACACCAAAACTAAGTAATCCTAGTAACCAATCTGCTGCAAGTGCAAGCCATGCAAGTCCAACACCATGAATTGCTAAGTAAGCAAATAGTAAGTATAAGAAAATATGAACAATACGTAACCAAAACCACCATACTTTACCACCAAAAAAAGAACTACGAGCATTCATAAGCAATAAAAAGGTCCAACCTAATGCAGGTAGAATTGCAGTCATACCCATAATTCGTAATTTTGTTAAACAATCATCAACAATATCTTGCGATAAAAGAAAAGCAAAAACTACTATTAACCCTCTAACAATCATACATAATGAAAATAATAATCCAGTTTTTAAACTAAGTTTGGCTGCCATATATAATTATATTATATATTAAGATTCTGCAATCATTTCTATTTTATATACTACTAAATTCTCGGTTTCATTTTTATCATATAGTTTTTTAATAACCTCTACAATACTACAACCACTAAAATACGACGTTTTAATTTTATCTGTAACTGAACCTTTATAGTTCCATTGAACACAGTAATTATAGTCTGTTTTTTGTGTTTCTAATATAAATTTTTTTACTTTTCCAATCATTTCTAATTTATTTTTTTGTAGTTCTTCTTCATCATTAAAACATTTAACTTTATCACGTATTAGTAAAAACTTAGTTTTATGCCTTGGATTATATGTGTGTACATTTAGTTTAATATAACATTTTTCACTATACATTATAATTTCGTTATCCCAAGTAAAAAAGGTACTGCATTTATTATCATTTCGAATTATTTCGCATATTTCATGTTCTTGTTTGGCTAATAAATTTTCAAAATCATCTTTGTTCATTTAGATAATTAAATATATTAATTTTAATATGTTTAATCAAAAAGTATTTACCATGTTCCTCCAAGAGCGCCATTTGCAGCCATAGGCTCCATCACTCCGCCCATCATAGCATCACCACCTTCATGCATGCCGTTAAAATCAGGACTTTGTTGACTTCCACCCATAGTATTACTTGGCATCATGGAGTTAGCAACACCTAATTGGTCTGCCTGACTAGGTTGATGTTGCGGAGCACCACCACCATTTTGTCCAGAAATAGGTGCGTTAATTACAACATTAGATTGTTGTTGTTGTTGTTGTTGAGGTTCAGATTTTCTTCCTCCAAATGAATTGGAAATTCTATCAACAACAATGTTTACTTTTTCTCCTAATCTAGACTGTAAACTGAGAAGAATAACTAAGAATGATAAGACAATACTTACTAAATTGAAGGATTCGTAGCAAACCTTACTGTAGGTCGGAATATAAGTAACAAGTCTATGAATAAAGAACATTCCAACAAATAAAATAACCGTTTGACCAACAATTTCTGCTAAAAGTTCTACATTAGACTTTGTATCATCGGCTTCCGGGATGAAATTATGAATAGTTTTATTCAATAAAACAATAGGAATAATTGATAGTAAACTGTATTGTACTAGATTGAATAATTGATTACGAGTTTCCTCATCAAACTTAAATACGTGACCAATGAAACCACCTGATAATTTTTCAGAAGATTCTTTTGCTGTTTTTTCTACAAGTCTTTCAACCTTATCCATATGATTTATAAAAAGAAATTAAAAATATATATTTTAATAATATAAATGTTAAAAAACACTATGAGTCCGGTTAAACGTGAACCATTTGGTGATTGGTTTGAAGAAAAACAGTACTTACGATTAATAAGTGATATAGTAACACATGGTTCATTGGAAAATGGACGGAATGGTAATACAATGTCTATTTTTGGAAGTTCTATGCATTTTTCACTCGAAAATAATAAAATACCATTATTAACAACCAAAAAGGTAGCATGGAAAACCTGTTTAAGAGAATTATTCTGGTTTATGCGAGGTGATACTAGTAATGAACGTTTACTTGAGAAAAATGTTAAGATTTGGTCTGCAAATGCGTCACGAAAATTCTTAGATAGTAGAGGATTAACGCATTTGAGAGAAAACGATTTAGGTCCTGTATATGGTCATCAATGGCGTCATTTTAATGCAAAATATGACAATTGTGATACTAATTATGATGATAAAGGCGTTGACCAGTTACAAAATATTATTGACCAATTAAAAGATCCAGAAACTAGAAACTCGCGAAGACTTGTTATGTCCGCATGGAATCCTTGTCAATTAGATGAAATGGCGCTACCACCTTGTCATGTATTAACTCAATTCAATGTTTCGCATGGAAATAAATTATCATGTGCTCTTTATCAAAGAAGTGGTGATGTTGGTTTAGGAGTTCCATTTAATATTGCATCTTACTCTTTTCTTACGCATATTATTGCAAAACATTGTGATTTAGAACCATATCAATTTATATATAATTTAGGAAATGCGCATATTTATGATGACCATATTCAACAACTACGTGAACAAATGATGCGCCAATGTTATGAATTCCCCACAATTACAGTAAAAAACAAACACGAAAATATAAATGACTATTCGGAGGTTGATGTTTCTATAAGTGATTATAAATGTCATGAATCAGTTAAAATGAAAATGCGTGAATAAATTGTGTAAATTTATCTTTACATTTAGTATAAATGGCTAGAGTAGGAATCCCTCAAATTGTCGCTAAAATGACCGAAATCAATGAACGTCTTAAGCAGTGTGAAGAATCTCAGAAGTCGAGCGGATTTGTTACATCTGACGATGTAAACCATATTGTTGGAATAAAATTGCAGGAAGTACAATCCCAAACAAAAAAATATGTTACCGATGATGATTTAGAAGATAAATTTCAAAAATATTTACAGAGTGAAACAAACTTAACTCAACAAACTGAAAAAAATGTGGCAGATGTTAAATCAACTGTAGATGGTCTTAACGCCCAAATCGAAAACATTAAAACTGTTAACACACAAATCTTAGAGGCATTAGACTCGTTACGTTCTGATAACAACGCATTAAAGGCTCATAATGATGCTTTAACTATTACAGTTAATGAACTCAAGGCCGCTTCTTCGAGCGAATAAATGAAAAATTGATTTCTTATTATTAATATTAAACAGATATTAATAATACAAGATAAGAAACATGGAATTTAACCTTTCTGGCAATAAGCAAAAAGATAAATGCGTGAAGTTTGTAGATATTTTCCGTCACATTAAGGAATTTACTGAATTTGTAACTTTCACAATGAAGGTTGATGGTGTGTATATTCAAGGTATGGATGGTGCACAGGTTTGTTTGTATGAGATTATGTTTCATGAGAAATGGTTTAATGATGAAGAAAATGATGGGTCGTATAATGTTGAAGAAGAGTTTTCAAATCAAGAAGTCTCTATGAATGTAAGTTTCCTTCAGTGTATTTTGAATACACGACAAGAACACCAAGATATAAATTTTATTTACAAAGGAGAAAAGGTTTGTATTGAGTTTACAAGTGATCAACCTCTTGAGTACGATAAATATTTTGAACTCCCAACTTTTGATATTGATAGAATGTTAATGGAAATACCAGATGTAGAATATGATTCCGACTTGATGCTTGCAACTGATATCTTTAGTAAAATTACTTCACAATTGAAATTGTTTGATGAAAGGGTAACATTTAAATGTACAGATGATGGTGTTGATATTGAAGCAAAAGGTGTGGATGGCCAAATGAAAGTACAATTGCCTGCTGATGATTTGGACGAATACAGTATTTCAGATGATTCTGAATTAGAACATACATACAGTTTGAAGTATGTTAACCAAATGTCTGAGTTTTCAAAGGTATCTAAAGATGTTAATATTAATATTAGCAAAGAGTATCCAATGAAGATTTCCTATCCTTTTGATGAGAATAATGATAGTTATATTAGATTCTTTCTTGCGCCAACTATTGAAGAATAAAATTGATTATAAGTATAAATTTATAAAAAAGAGTATTTTTGAATAGTAATATGAAGTATATTTTAGCCTTTTTTATTTTTATGATTGTTTTATTTATTTATACGCATATTTATTACAATTTGAAAACAAGTAGCGATTTAGAAGTATATCAGGTTGATAACCTTTCAAAAGATAAATTAGAAGAGATATGCAATTACAGACAGCCTACGATTATTTCGCATGATGTAAATGAAATCATCGAACAATGTAATTTAACACATGTGAAAAAAAGTTATGGGGCTTTTGATGTAAATATTCGTAATGTATCAGAGAATGATGATAAAAGTGAATTGTATATACCATTTACACTCGATGGTGCTGTAACATTATTTGAGAAGGATGAAAACAAACAGTATATTACCGAGAATAATGAGGATTTTTTGAAAGAAACCGGATTAAAAAAAGCATATAGATATAATGATGGATTTTTTAGACCGCAATTGGTGTCATCGTGTAATTATGATATTATTTGTGGTTCAAAAAATGTACTTACTCCTTTGCGACACTCTTTGTCAAATAGAAACTATTTAATATTAACTGAAGGCAAAGTAACTATTCGTTTAATTGCACCGGATAGTACTAAATATCTCTACGAAGTAAAGGATTATGAAAATTATGAATTTCGTTCACCTGTAAATCCATGGGATGTTCAAGCCAACTATAAGGCTGATTTTTCCAAATTTAAGACATTAGATGTTACTTTAACACCTGGAAAGGTATTTTATTTGCCTCCCTATTGGTGGTATAGCATACGTTTTGATGAATTGTCTTCAATGTCGCTTTTACAATATGATACATACATGAGTTCACTTTCGATTTTACCTATTATACTTATACATAAATTACAACAGTTAAATGTAAAACGTGAACATATTGCAAAATATATTGATGATACAAATAAAACCTCAGAAGATAAAGTAGAATATGATATTAGTGGTAATTTACAAAAAGAATAATTATATTGTTTGAGAAATAATATAATTATATATTTATTACTTATACAATGTCCATAATAGAATCTAATATATGGCGAAATAATTACACCAATGCTCGTAAATTGTTTAGAAAATATACTAAAATGAATTATCAAAAATACTTTTCTGATAAAAGATATGGCAATTTTGTAATTGATGACAACGAAGATACTACAATAGATTACTTGTTTTTACATAATAGTGAAAAGCAAAATCAAAAATTAAACATTATCATATCTGGAACTCATGGAGTCGAAGGATATCCTGGTTCTGTTATGCAATGTACAACATTAGATAGTATTATTAAAGAAAAACATATATATGATACCGAAAGAACATCCTATTTGTTTATTCATTCTTTAAATCCATACGGTTATTTTCATAATCGACGGTGTACTAAAAATAATGTAGATTTGAATCGTAATTACTTAGATAAATTTCAAACAACGGATTATCCACAACAAATTTATGAGTTGATAACAACTTACTTGTACTCGTTTAAATTCATTTTTCTATTTTTCTCTATATTATTTCAGTATGGATACACTAAGTCACGAGAATATATAGTAAAAGGTCAATATAATTACGATAAAGGTTTATTTTATGGTGGGGAAAAGAGAGAATATAACATCGATGTTTTGGAAATTATACTGAATAAAGTAAATATTTCATCATATGCAGATATTTGTATATATGATATACATACAGGATTAGGGAAATATGGAAATTTATCTGTTATGGTTCAAAACCATACTTATGAAAAAATAACAAAATTCATTTGTTTAAATGGTACAACTGAAATAGTTAATGTGTCACTTGATAGTATGTATCAGGATTCAAAGGGTAGTATAACAGAAGGTATTGAACAATATTTCAAACGTAAATCCTTTGAAGGTTCGATATATCCTATAATTTTGGAATATGGAACTTATTCAAACATCCAAATATTTATTGGTTTGGTACTAGAAAACTATTATTATATTAACAATAGTATTGACTGGTATATAAGGCAAAATAAATTACGTAAGTTATTCTTTCCGGATAAAAAATATTGGAAACTATTAGTTTTATCAAACTATGATGATATTATGTCACAGTTTAATTGTCAGATATAAATAATTATAAAAATTGAAATTATTTATATATTAGAAATTATAAACAACTCAGAAACCACGAAAATAAAATGGCATTCAAGTTTACAACAGATAATCGTGATTACACATCATGGCACGTCGTTGATAGTAAAACACATATAAGGGTAAAGATAGATGGTTTAAATCCATTAAAAGAACGATTTCTAAATCAAGATATATTTGATATTCAACCTAGAAATAAAATAAATATTGTTCATTCTACTTTTAGAACGGCAAATGGCTTTCCATGTGTATTAATGTTAGTTGGTGATAAAAGTTATGGACTTTTGAAACAAAAAAAATTATATAAATGTACTCCCGATGACGCTAGGTTGCCAGTGTTTCTTGTACCATATACAATGAAAGATAGCGGTTTTCAAAAAAAACTTACTAATAAATATGTTAATATTAACTTTGACAATTGGAATGGAAAACATCCGATAGGAAAAATTCAAAATACAATCGGTGATGTTGACAAACTAGAACACTTCTATGAATATCAACTTTATTGTAAATCCTTGTATTCGTCTATTCAAGGATTTACACGAGATACTTGTCGTGCACTTAAAAGAAAATCACAGGAACAGTTTATTAGTGATATTAAAAAGAAACACAATTTGGAGGATAGAACTGAGTGGAATATTTACACCATTGATCCAAACAAATGCAAAGATTTTGATGACGCTTTTAGTATTCGAAATCTTTCAGAAACAAATGAGAAAATTGTTAGTATTTATATTTCCAATGTATCGTTTTGGATGGAAGAGTTGAATTTGTGGGAATCTTTTTCGGAAAGAATTTCAACAATTTACTTGCCTGACAAGAAACGACCAATGCTTCCTACTATTCTTTCAGAATGTTTGTGTAGTCTCATTGAGAATGAGACGAGATTTGCATTTACACTCGATATTACAGTAACAGACAATACTATTAGTAAACTGGAATTTAAAAATACAACTATTCGTGTGAACAAAAATCTGGTGTATGATTCTGAAGAAATGAAAACAACTCCGGAATATCAGAATATTTTGGAAACTTTAAAAATGTTGAATTCAAAAAAAGAAACCAAATATATTGATAATATTACAACTAGTCATGATGTAATTGCATATTTAATGATTCTGATGAATTACTATAGTGCCAAAAAAATGGTAGAAAATGAAGTAGGTTTATTTCGCTCTGCTAGTGTAGGAAAACCTCCTAGTGTAGCCGAAACTCTTCCCACTGATATTAAAAAATTCCTTACAATATGGCAAAGTTCTGGCGGAAGATATATGAAATTTTCAAATGAAAGGCCGCTAGAAAGTCACGGTTATCTACAACTTGAATCTTACGTTCATATTACATCGCCAATTAGAAGGCTCGTTGATCTTCTTAACATTGTTGAATTACAAGATCATCTCGGGCTTATGGATTTTTCAGATAAATCTAAGGCCTTCCACAGTTATTGGACTAGTGATGAGATGTTGGAGTATATTAATAGAACCACTCGTGTAATTAAACGTGTACAATGTTCGTGCGATTTATTGCATCTTTGTAGCACTAATCCCGAAACTCTTAACAAACATTATAGTGGATATATATTTAATAAAATTACTAGGAGTGATAATTTATTTCAATATGTTGTTTACATTCATGATTTGCGAATGATTGCAAAATTTGTCGCTAGATTTGAATTTGATGAGTATACAGAAAAGAAGTTTAAATTGTTTGTATTTAATGATGAAGACAAGTTTAAGAAGAAAATTCGTCTTCACATGATAGAATAAAAGTTAACTTTTGTTGTTTTACTTTATGATAAACAATTTTTAATTTTGATAGTGTATAAAAATACAATATCAAATAAACACTTATTTTTCGCTAACTTCGACCTTAACGTTTTCTGTGTCACCGGCGGGTGCTTGCTGTTTCTGGAAACGGTTGATGCATTCCCAGATCTTAGCAGATTCATCAAAAGCGAATGCACCCTTACGCTGGGCAAGATTTAAAAATCCAACCATAACATTGAGGGCAGTATTTTCGTCGGTAATCTCAACGTCGATAAGGCGAGTTTGGTTAGCATCAGTTTGGTCGCCGGTCGGTTGTGCGCCAGCCTGGGCAGCAGGGGGTTGTTGGGCAAGTTGTTCAGCCATTATTAAAAAATAATAATAACATATTTTTAAGTTTTAAACACAAATAATTATATTCCTAAATATACAATGATTGATTAGATGCTACAAATTTCAATGTCAAATCAGGGATTTTCTTTAGTTCGGCAAGCAATGGCATATTCATATGTGTTTCACAAATTTTTTCGAACTCACTTGCAATATTATTTATTTTGAGAACAGCCTTTACAAATTCTCCCAAAAAGATACCTTTTTGAAACAACCCACTAAGTATGTTTTTAGAACCAACTTCGTCAATACAATCGCACCAATCATTCATTTCATTAATGAGATCAAAGTGGAAATTGTAGTCAGAATTAGTGCTTATCTGTTCGTGAGTTTCCATATCATAATATTTTTCATATGTCTTCCAAAGTTCCATAGCACCCTTTTTGTCTGTTCGAAACGTTTTGTATTCATCATTTACATTAATATTTGTAAAGCAACTAAAGAGAACGACCAAATCTTTTGCAGTATATCCGTCTAATTCATGTGTTTTATCATAAAAGTCAGCCCAAGGAAGACAAAATACCTCTTGAATGAGTGATGAAGTAACTCCCTTTTCAGTCAATACATAGTTGCTGTCACTTTCTTCATTAGTTGATTTAATAAAACCATTTTTTTCAAGAATAGACGAAATTTTCCATCTCATTGAGTCCATGTAATTATCAGTATTTTCAGACTGCTTCTTCTTTTTATCCAATTCTGTTTTCAAATTATTAAGAGTAGTCAAGAATTTATGCTCTTTATCAAGTGATACATATTCTCCTTCCAAACTTTCAATATCTCGAATCTTCTGACGTCGCTGCTTCCCCTTCATCATAGAAACCATTTCATTGAAGCGAATATATTTTTCCATAATATCAATTGGTGTTTTACACATACGAATCCTTTCTTCGGCTGTTTCAATACGTTTAATAATTTCATCACATTCTCTCTGAATACCGTTAAGTTCGTTTGAAATCTCATTTTGAATCATACTTGTTTTTGTAAAATCCTTCATTGAATTTGAATGATTTTTATTTGCGACAAGATTGAGAATAAGATTGTAATAGATTTGAAACTTACTAACTAGAGATTGGGGGCGACCACTCATCATCTGTCTATATTCGCTAATTAGTGGCAGTTCATACATATTATTAAGATGGATTACGTGTCCAACTTTATCACAACCGCGACGACCTGCGCGGCCTGCCATTTGAGTATATTCATGGCTAAACAAATTTCGAAATCCTTTTCCACTGAATTTTTTAATACCAGCAAAGAGAACAGTTTTTGTTGGCATATTTACGCCAACAGCAAAGGTTTCGGTTGCGAAAAGAAGTTTGACATATCCTTTTGCAAAGAGGATTTCAACCATTTCTCTAAATACTGGAACAATGCCAGAATGATGTACCGCGATACCCTTTTCAAGAAGACTCACTAGGTATCGATACTCTTTCAAACCAGTGTATTCTTTGTGATTTGGCAGTTTTCTTAGAATTTTGTCACATTCTTTTGAAATAATAGATGGTATTTTTGAATCTTTTTCAAACAATGTCGTGGTAATTTCCTTTGCATAGCGCTCAACAAGTTTCCTAGAGAGTACAAAACATATTGCTGGTAGCATGTTATTGCGCAAAAGATAATGTACAATTTCATTTAGTACAAAACTATGATTCGTTCTAATTTTTTCTTTTTCAAAAATGTCTAGTGCTTTGGAAACCTGCATAATATTTTCTTCTTTGCAAGTTCCTTCATGGACCTTGTATGGAATAAGACGATTAATTGTATTTTCAACAATTTCACGCGTTTTCCGATCTTTAATCTTTTTACTAGCCGAATCAGGCGCACAGATATAACCATAATGAGTAAGAGGAACAATTCGCTCATCGGTAGAACACAACCAAACATCTCTTTGGCGTGTTTTTTCAATCCATTCTGCAAACTGAATAGACTTATCAATAGTTGCCGAAAGCATGACAAGTCGAACCTCGTGTGGAAGCATCATAATGGTTTCTTCCCAAATTTTACCACGGTCGGCATCATTAATATAATGAACTTCATCAAAAACAACACACGCAAGTTCCTTTTCAACGTCCATTTCAAAGTGAAGAGAAGTATTTTCCGCATCAAGAGTTTCTGCTTCAATACTCTTTCTTTGAAACAATGTATTTCTCAAGATTTCAGTAGTCATAATAATACAATCCGCATCTGGATTGAATTTAATATCACCAGTCAAAATTCCAAAGGAAATATGTGGAAATTTCTCAGTAAAATCCTTAAATTTCTGGTTTGATAGCGCCTTAATCGGGGCAGTATAAATGACGCGTCTGCGTTTAGGTCCACTATCGTCAAAGAGTGATGCCGGAATTTCACAATATTTTTGAATTGCATGTTCGGCTGGAAGGGTTTTTCCTGAACCAGTATGGGCCGTAATCAAAACATCCTCTTCTTTTTCGATGCCAGTAATAGCATATTTTTGAAAATCAGCCAGTTCAAAATCATATTTTTCACAATTTTTATGAAATTCCCCTCCCGGAATAGCGCTTTTAGAGTTACAGTGGTGGACCATGATGTTATTTATTTATTTTCTTAAACAAATAATCCTAAATCAATTTTCTATATATTTAAAAAATTGATTTACGTTAAATACTTATGGCTACTATATTATCAAATAAAACACTCACATGACAACCATATTTGGTAAGCCACCATATATTTATTACGATAGTACATTTAATATGAGTGAATATAGAAAAATTATTATTAAGAAACACATAGATATTCCACTACGTGAAGAAAAGGGGAAAAGTGTTATATTAACGGAAGAACCACAATATCATAAGGAATATAAAAATTATCCATATTTCCTCACATCTAATCCTTATAACAATACTTTCTCAGATATCTCTTACGGATATTGTGTTGGATATATTGTAGAAACTATTCCTTATGGAAATGGTTGTAGTGGAAAATTTATGCCTATATACACAAATAAAACTGGTGATCAGCGGATTCTTATGAATGTTGAATTTAAAGAAGAATACAAAAAATATTTGAAAAAACTTAAACTGAAAAAAATGTGGACAATTTTGAATACACTACAATGTGTAAAAATTCCAAGAAAGATTAGATTTTGTCGCGAATTAGTTGAAACAAACACCAGTATTCCTATTGAAATTGCTCACATAATTTATGAGTTCGTAAAACATAAGTGAACAAAGTTTTATAATATTTACCAAATCTTGGTCATGTCTTTGTTATACAGTTCATCATCACCATTTATACCATAAGTTGTATAAAAATCAGGCGAATTTTTTAGTATAGCGTTTACTCTTAATACAGCCGGAGGATGCGGGTCACTTAAAATACGATTAACGATATATTCCTTGGTAGCCAATTTTCGCCATACTCTTGCCCAGTTTAAAAAGAACATTTGTTGTTGTTTAAAAGTTTCACTAGATGATAATTTTTTATCTTGACATTCATCCATTAATGCCTCAAAACCAATCTTAACACCACCCAAATCAGCAATAGTTTCTCCAAGAGTAAGATCACCATTTATATTATGTCCATGCAATTTGTAAGTACTCATGTGTTGAGAAACCTTCTTTGCTCGTGTTAAATAATTTTCATCGTCACTTTTAGTCCACCATTTTTTAAGAAATCCATCTGCATTAAATTCTTTACCTTGGTCGTCAAAACCATGTGTGATTTCATGTCCAATAATAGCACCAATCCCACCAAAATTTTCACCTGCACTCTGTTTCGGATCATAAAAAGGTTCTTGTAAAATTCCAGCAGGAAAGACAATTTCATTTAGTTGAGGATAGTAATAAGCATTGCAAGTTTGTGCACTCATTTCCCAAAATGCTTTATCAACAGGTTTGAGAAGTTTATTAAATTCGCGCGTTGAAATAAATTCGGTTATTTCCATAGCATTTTCAAAATAACGGCATCCTAGAGATAATGAACTATAATCTATAATTTTTGAGGGGTAACCCATTTTAAGAGTCATTTTATCTAGTTTATGTAAAGCATACTTTTTGGTTGATGAAGACATCCATTCACATTCTACTATTTTATTACCATACGATTTAACTAATTTTTTAACAAGTTTAATAACACTTTCTTTTGAAGATTCTGGAAAATAAGACTTAACATATTGTTCTCCAACACAGTCCCATAAATGCGAATTGATATCATCAATAACGCTTTCTTTTCTTGGTTTTTGTTCTTTAACGCCATAAAGAGTTTTTTTATAAAAGTTGAAATGCAAATCTTGTGCTTCTTTTGTTAAAAAAACAGCATAATCTTTAATAAAATTAAATTTCAAATGCAATTTAAGTGTCTCAATATCGGTGTTTTTGAGAATTTGTCGGATTTTTTTTACAACACCAATATTACCTACAATAATTTCGTTTTGTGCACTTAAATCAACGTTTGTCATGTTAGATAACATTGTTATGTAATCAGTAAACGATATAACATCGTCATTTAATGATTTAATAGTTTTAATATTATAATTTTTATTTACATCACGTTTTTCTTCTGGTGGTAAATATGCTTTCGCTAAGGTTTTTTCAAATAAAATAACCTTATCAATTTCCTTATTATCGCACGATAAATTGAACAATTTTGCAACGTCATTAAGATGCTTATTATATTTCTTTACGGTGTCTGCATGGCGTTTTTCTAAAAAGTAATCTCTGCTTGGTAAACCTAATTCTCCTTCAAAAAAATGTAATCTATACTTTGTCGGATCTTTTGAATCAATAACTGGATAGAATCTAAATACAGGAACTACTTCTAATAAATGGAAAAATGGTAATATTTGTATATAATCACTCACACTAAATATGCCATCAATCATGTTTAAATATGGAATTATTCGTGAAATGCCTTCTTTTTCGATGTTTTTTGTATTCATGCCGGCTAAATAGAAGTTTTTAATTAGTTTCTCGTTATGAGACAATTTTTTTTTATTAACTGTTTTTTCAACAATTTCATTTACTCTTTTTTTATTAATTTCATTTATTATGTGAAACGATGACCATGCTGAATATTTTGTTGGAATTGAGTGTGATTTTTCCCAAGAATCATTCGAAAATTTATAATAATCCTTAATAATCTTTTTTTGTAACTCCTTATTCGGTTTTTTTGATAACACTTTGGCGCAATCAATGTTATTTGATAAATCTTTTGCAGAAATCATTATAAAATACTAATCAGATTTTAATTCTCTACTATAAACATATTAAAGAAATGTGGCTATCTAGTAGTATAATACAATGGCAAACGAGTCCACTGAAACAGTTTCTCCTTCGGAGTCGCGCACTGGTCGCGTAAAATGGTTTAATAACCGCGCTGGTTATGGTTTTGTTACTGATGACAATGAGACAGATTTTTTCGTTCATCACAGCGCTATCAAGGTTGGTAAGGAACAATACAAATACCTTGTTCAAGGTGAATATGTTAATTTTTCGCTAGTAAAATCTGAATCTGATTCATATGAATTTCAGGTAGGAGAAGTTAGTGGAGTAAATGGGGGACAACTTATGTGTGAAACGCGTGAGGAAATTCGTTCGCAGCGCCGCGAACGTTCCCCTACGGGTGAAGGCGTTGAAGGTGGTGAAGGCGAGGGTGACCAACAGTTCAACCAAACGCAGCGTCCTCAGCGCCGCCAGCGCGCTCGTCGTGGTGGTCCTGGACCTCGTGATGGTCAGGGACCTCGCGAAGGTGAAGAATGGATGCTTGTGCGTCGCTATCCTTCTCAGCGCGGTGGTCGTGGAGGTGGTCGTGGAGGTGGTCGCGGCGCCGGTGGTCGCCAGAACCGTGCCCCACGCGATGATTCGTCCCAGCAGTAGTAAAAAATAAAATATATCAAAAATAAAATATATCAAAAACAAATTTTATTATTTAACTTTAATAAGACAATAAATAAAATACTTTTACAAATTATAGAAATTATACAAATATAAAGAGCCTACATGTATGTAATATATAATGGAACTTACAATCACAGAAAATTCTACTACAGGAATGGAGGATTTATTGGAAAATACCAAGTTAGTTGACCAGTTTACGACAATTATGGGGACTATTTCAGCACTTAAAAATCAAATTAGCGCATTACAATCACAAGTAAAATTGCTAGAAAAAGGTGTTAAACGTGAAGTAAAAAATCTTAAAAAGGAGGCTACAAAAACAAAACCAAAGGGTAACAGAAAACCCTCTGGTTTTGCAAAACCTACAAAAATATCAGACGAACTTTGTCAATTTATGAACAAGAATAATGGCGCAAAGGTTGCGCGTACTGAGGTCACTCAGTATTTAATTGGATACATTAAAGAAAATAATCTTCAACATCCAGATAATCGAAAAGTTATTGATCCAAATGCTGATTTGAAAAAATTATTAGGTGTAAAAGATAGCGATGAAGTAACCTATTTTAATCTTCAACGTTACATGAATCAACATTTTTTGAAAGAATAATTATTTATTTTTTATTCTTATTTGTTTTTCTTCTTTTTGCTAATCGTTTCATCCTTATTTTTTTATTGTCGGATGGAATACAAAATATTCCACAATAATGTGTGTAGTTTCGTTTCTTATCATGATTTCTATCTGCTGTTCTCGGATTTGTAATACGTTTTCCGGATGCATCAGTTTTACGTGTTTTTCTTGCAGCATCTTTATGAGACCAATAACCATCATTATCCTGTCTATAAAAATGATATTCCTGACTTGGTTGTGTTGCTAAAGCACCTGCTCGATAACCATTTGGGCATGTACCATCTTTTGAACGTTTTATATTTTTGTTGTCTGCTAATAATCTAGTAGTATACTTTTTACATGAAGTTCTTTTTTTGTGAAACTTATTATACCCTGCTGCAAATCCTGGCTGTGGAAAAGGACATTTTTTTCTACTATCCTTTTTTCGAATATTCTTACACACACGAACGTTTCTTTTTGAACGTTTATTTAAAAAGTATGTATAGCAGTTATGAGACTTTCGTGTATAGTACTCATTCCATTTTTTAGGTTCATATGCAGGTGAAGATTTTATAACATTGATAGCGCGTTTTTTGGCATTTTTTAAAGTTTCGTTTTTATGTCTAATGACATTAGACACTTTTAAAACGTTTTTCTTACTAAGATTTGGTCGTTTCATATATACTGTATAAAGAATAAAATATAAAGTTAAAAATTATATTTTATTCAAGTAAAAGATATGAGTAGATTAGAATTTGCAACACTTTATGATTTTAGTTATATACTTTTTGATAACTATAGACAAGCAAAACAATGGAGAGAAAAAATTATACAACGCAGTTATATGAGTTATTGGAGAGAATGGTTAGGTGATTATTCTTATTCTCCAGGTGATATATTCTATAAATTTCGAACCCACAATATAATTATTTCTTATAAACCTAGTTTATTGCCAGATTGGTCAAATAGTATTGTAGGATTAATGTTTTATAGAAAATACATCTATAATTCACTTTATAATCCAAGTCCATTGTACATTATTACATTTATGGATAGACGTTTAGATTTTTTTAGTGAAAATATAGACTATAAATATGAATTTTCTCCAAAAATGGAAAGTAGATTTCTTGAATATTTAAATATAATTACTAATAAACCTACAAACTCCGTGTATCTTATTGAAAATAAAATAAATATCACTAATTTTTTACAAAAAAAAACAACATTTGTTCCTGAGCATGAAGCAAAATATATTCTAAAAAGTATTGGACTTCATGAATGTTTTTCCAATAATTTATTAAGAAGTATATAATTTTATATTTATCACTTAAAAATCAATGACAATATAATACTATAAACATGAATTCGCTTATTAATACTATTGAAAATAGTTTAATTCATACTAACAACTATAGTTCTAAGATAACAGATGAAATACTTAAATTGGAAGGTATGACCGGTAAAAAAACCAGACATTTTTATAATAATATATGTTCAATGGAAAATGCAAGATATTTGGAGGTAGGTTCATACAAAGGTTCGTCAATATGTTCAGCAATGTGTAATAATAATATGACATGTCTTGCAATTGATAATTGGAGTGAATTTGGTAATAATAGAGATGAATTTTTAAACAATTTTAATAAATTCAAAGGAAACAATAACGCTTCTTTTATTGAAAAAGATTGTTGGGATGTTGATGTAAGCACAATTGGTAAATTTAATATTTATATGTATGATGGAAATCACACACAAGATAGCCATTATAAAGCATTAAATCATTACTTACCTTGTTTAGATAATGAATTTATTTATTTAGTAGATGATTGGAATGAAGAAGAAGTTAGAAATGGTACGTTTCAGTCAATAAAAGATAATAATTGCATTGTTAAATATCAAAAAGAAATAAACACAGGAGCAACGGGAGGATGGGGAGTTCCTTATGAATGGTGGAATGGTATTGCTATTTTTGTTTTGAAAAAATAAAAATTGAAATAATAAAATTAGAAATCATTTTTATTTACACAATGACAAATAAAGACATATACACTTCTCAAGCATTGCCGCAAGGTAAATATATGATGCCACCAACTAATTCCGATATTGAAATAGGTATTACTTCTACAGTTCAACCTAGAAAGCCTACAAAGGCTGAATTTATTAATAAAGTTCTTAATTATGTTTGTGCCCAATTAACTCTCACAACCATAATTACAATGTATATGTATGTTAATCGTACAAATGTTATTGATTCGGTTGAAAAAAATAATGGCTTGGTATGGTTTCCAATTATTATGTCATTTGTAACTTTGACATGTATGTTTTGTGATAAAGAAAATAGAAAATGCTGGTTTTGGCTATTTACGCTAGCAACGGCTTTTATGGTGGGATTTTCAACTCTTGCATACGCACCACAAATTGTTGCTAAGGCAGTTATTACATGCACCCTCATTACTGCTGGTGTAAATGCATACAGTATTTATTGTGTAAAACATAATAAAAACCTTGAATTTTTGGAACCGATTCTTGGTGCCTTTCTAGTCACACTTATTGTAGTGGGACTTCTAAATATGTTCATCAAGAGTGAAGGTATTCATCTTGTTATTACATTTGCTGGTATTATTGTATTCACAGGATTTCTCCTATTTGATTTGAATCGTCTATACGAAAAGGGTGATGATGACAATATGGAAGATCCCTTGCTGGCTGCTGTTGGAATCTATCTCGATATTGTTAATCTATTCTTGTATCTTCTTGAAGCCTATCGACAGTGTGACCGAGATAATTAAAATTCGCGATTGGTAAATTTATCAGAATACAAATAGGTCTGATATAGGACTACCAAATTGGATTCTCATAATAACATCTGCCATTAATTCTGAAATAGAAAAAATCTCTAGTTTTGAACATTTTTTACAATTTTCTTCTTGTGGAATAGAATCACTTACTATAAATTTTGAAATATATTTACAATCATTAATTTTTTCAATTGCATTCTTGGAAAAAATACCGTGTGTTATTACACATACAATATCCTCAAATCCAAACTTAACTAGTTCATTAATAGCGCTGATTAATGTTCCGCATGTGTCTGCAATATCATCGCAAATAATGGCTTTTTTACCTTTAAAATTGTTACCACTGTCATTGATTATCATTGTTTTCTCTATATTTCCTGGCTTCGAATAATCTCTTTGTTTATGCATTATAATCGTGTTTAAATTCATACGTTTAGCCAAGGAAAGAGTTCTTTTTGCAGCACCCGCATCAGGAGAAACAACAATAAATTCTTCTTGCTTCTTTTCTAATGAAAGATCTTTAAAGACAGTACTATTAAGTTTATCTATTACTAGACTACTTGAATATAGGTTATCAAATGGTGTATCTAGAAATCCTTGTATTTGCGCAGCATGTAAATCAATTGATACTAATCTATCTATTTTTGTTGACTCTAATAAATTTGCTACTAATTTGGCAGCAATTGGAGATCTGGGCTCATCTTTCTTATCTGATCTTGAATATGGGTAGTAAGGCATTATAATATTTACAGATGCTGCCATTGACCTCCTACATGAATCAACTAGTACTAATAATTCAAATAATGTATCATTAACCGATAGATTTTTTTCTAGATTTCTGCATCCAGATTGTACGATAAAGACATTTTTTCCTCTTAAATCATCATAAATTTTTGAACGTATTTCAGTGTTTGCGAATTGTGATGGAATGTTTCTTTTATTAAATGGAATTTCAAGAACTCTTGAAATATCCTGTGTTAATTTGATATTTGAATTACCAGATAGTAATACAATATGATTCATCTTACTTATTAATTTAATTAATAATAATCATTTAAATTAATCAAGAATTATAATATTTAAAATAAATTGGTATTTGTTGGTATTATTAAAAAACTAGCCACTATTCTACAAATTTCAAATGGTAATGATGGCTTATTTTTATATCTACCTTGCCAACCACCATTTGCTGCTCTAAGAAAATAGCATTGTTCATGATAATAATTATTTGCTATCCCAATATTTTTTATTATTTCTCGTATTAAATCTTCTATTGTGCATGTTGGCGCCCATTTACATAATATACTAGAGCAACACATACAACCACTTGGATAAATTTTTTCGGCAACCTGACAACTTTCGTTTGTAAACAAAACTGGGTATGGTTGTCCTTCAACTTTTACATTTTTTGGAGGGTTAAACGGATATAAACTTGTTAAAACTAAAGTTATTTTAATATTATTTGTTTTAACAGTAGTATCAAATCCTTCGTCTTTATTTGGTATAAATGTAACATCAATTTCTGGTTTATTTCCTAATAATCTTACTACTTCATTAGTAGTTCTTTTATTAACTGCTGGATTTACTATCATACTATATTAATTAGTTTAGATTCTTTATATTTATTAATAAGTATTAGTAAACATGAAAATTAATGTTGGAATAAATGGATTTGGAAGAATTGGGCGCGCTATATTTAGACTTGCATTTGAAGATGAAAATTCAAATATTGAAATAAGGGCGTTAAATACTTCTCGTTCCCCTGAGTACCTTGCTTATCTTTTAAAATATGATACAGTTCATGGTAAATTTCAAGGGACAGTAGAATATAACGAAACTACCTTGATTGTTAATAATAAGAATGTTCATATCTTTTCATATCGTGACCCTAGTGAAATACCTTGGAAACAGTATGATGTAAAATATGTATGTGAATGTACGGGTGTATTTAATACTACAGAAAAGGCTGAAAAACATGTAACTACGTCTTACGGCGCAGATTATGTTATTTTATCTTGTCCACCAAAAGATGATACACCTATGTTTGTAATGGGTGCTAATGAAAAAAATTATTCTGGTGAAAAAGTAATTTCGTGTGCTAGTTGTACAACTAATTGTTTAGCACCATTAATTAACATTATAAATAATAAATATGGTGTTAAAGACGCGTTAATGACAACTATTCATTCTGCTACTTCTTCACAATTAACTGTTGATGGAACAGCGAAAAATGGTAAAGATTGGCGAGCAGGGAGAGCAACAACTGGTAATATAATACCTTCGTCAACTGGTGCGGCACGGGCTGTTGGAAAAGTTATCCCTGATTTAAAAGGAAAGATAACAGGGATGTCTATGCGAGTACCAACCTTAAACGTTTCTGTAGTTGATGTAACTTGTAATTTAAAACAATCAGTCACACAAGAAGATTTATCTAGTTATATTAAAGAGATTTCATCAAGTGACGAGTATAAAAAAATTATTGGTTGGACGGATGAATCGGTTGTATCAAGTGATATGATTGGAGAAAAAAAATCAAGCATAGTAGATTTATCAGCCTCTATTTGTTTAAACGACAAATTTATAAAATTAATTAGTTGGTATGACAATGAAATTGGATACAGTAATAGAATGATTGATTTGGTTTGTTTGATTGAAGAATATAATAAGTAAAAGAATTTAAAGAACAGTGAATATGTTATATGTAGGTTATAATTATACATAATCTACCTAACTCCTTGGCGCAGAGGAAGCGTGTCTGCCTCATAAGCAGAAGGACGGTGGATCGAAACCACCAGGAGTTAAATAAAGGAGGCGGATGAGAAAGTATATAAGAGCATATATAGTTTTATATATTCTATAAACCTATATAAAGGCATGTCAATATAGACATATGTGGAAGGATGAAAATGCCCGTTTAGCTCAGTCGGTAGAGCGCGGCACTCTTAATGCCGTGGTCGAGGGTTCGAGCCCCTCAGTGGGCGTGAATAGTAGCATACAGCAATACATTTTATCAAAAAATTATTAATTTTTAAGAAACGCTACTAGTAAAAACAAATTAATTTGCTCAATTAACTCAGTTGGTAGAGTATTGGTCTTATGAACCAAAAGTCGCGGGATCGAGACCCGCATTGAGCACTTTTTAAACTGTTGTTTTTCAATTACTTTTGACACCGTGGCGGAGTGGTTAACGCGGCGGCCTGCTAAGCCGTTCTCATCTTGAGGCGCAGGTTCGAATCCTGCCGGTGTCGTTTTGTTAATGTTATATTCAAATACTTATAACATTAATCGCTTGTTTTATAATTAATTAATACACCGTCAGAGTAACCACCTGCGTTTCTTAGTATAATTTCATCACTTTTTTGCTCTTTATCATTATCGTTTAATATATTTTCTTCTTGAAAGTTTGCAAGTAAATATTTATAAATAGAACCATATTTATCAATGTATTCTTTTTCAACTTCATCAACGACACCATTTTTACTTACATATATCAATGAATCATACCATTCATCTAGTCCATCAAATATATGAGTTACGTATATTATACAACTGTTATTGTTAATGCATTCTTTTTTTAAGTAATTAAAAAGTTTATACTTTACCAATATATCAAGATTAACCGTAATTTCATCTAGTAAGCAAACATCAAATGGTTTAATAAGGTTTAAATATAATTGAACTCGTTTGCGCTGTCCTTCACTTATACAATTTAGTCTCCATTCTTCATCTACGTCAAGAACATGTAACAATTCATTTTTTCTTTTTGGATAAAGTTTTTTTAAATGTACAGACATATCTTTTACCTTTATATCGGATTGAAGTGGTAGATTATATCCACAGTAAGCCACAGAACGCATACCCCACTCATTATTAACGTAATTAATAAAACTGTTACATATTGTTTTTCTAAAAGGGTCATATCCTTTTACAGATACCTTATCTTGCTGACATAATAATTTTCCAGCGATTATTTTTAATAGTGTTGACTTACCCGAACCATTTAATCCACTAACAACATAACATTTACCGCTTGAAAAATTTATGTTAAGATCTTTGAATACTTCTTTATTGTCATAACTGAAATTTAAATTTTTTATAGATACATAATCCATTGTGTATTAAGATATATTTTATATTTAATATAGTATATATGACATTACATATTTCAAAAAAAGGCGTTGATGATGTTACGTGTAATGGAACGTTTGAGCAAAATAGAAATGGTTCAAATGAACGTTTATTAAGATTAAAAACAAAAGCACACTAGTCATATTTATAAGTTAAAATATATTCTAACCTTTAAAATTTAATTTCTCTAATTTGGCATTGATTAATTTAGTACTCTACGTTTCCGGTGACGACGAGAGGTATCAACTTTATCATCAAAACTATTCTTCCATAGATATTGAAAATATTGTTTAATAACAGTTACTAGGCTACACGTTTGAATCGGGTTGTATTTAGCGATAACCTCATCAATATCCCCTCTTAGGGTTAAAAAATGGAAATGGCTTACATTAGGAAATAAATGATGATAAGTTTGATAGTTAAGAAAAATAGATATTGAGGAAATTAACAAATTATCAAATGAATAATTAATGCAAGATTTTATTTGATGTACAACAAAATCATCAGGTTTATCCAATATTTTTTTTGAAATAGCACTTTCTTGAATATGATTTAACTGGGTGATAAATAGAAATATTACTCCAAACCCGATAAATGGAGAGACACACCCAAGTATACTATTGTGTATCCAATAATGTAGTGATATCATTCCCAGTTGAATAAATGTAATATAACTAATATTATAAAAAAAAGGCATCACTATACTATATAATGCGATGGTTAGAATTTGAAATTTCATACCACATCGATAAGTAACGCTGTTGTGATGTCTTACAAATACATTTTCTCTACCTTGAAAGTCTGGGTCTAATTTTGTGTTTGTAAATTGATGATGTAAGATGGAATGTTTACGAAACCATGCTTCCGGTTCAGACCATGGAATTAGGGCATATCTAAAAAGATAATTAATGTGTTTGTTATGTGATAGTGCATTATGGGAGGCTTCATGCTGTATAAAGCCAGCCCATAACCATCCAAACACTCCAAAAATCACACTATATTCATTATCTATAAGCCATTTAACACCGAAAAATAAGTACATTATTCCAAAGACACAATAGTACAACCATCCCCACCAAGGAGTTTTTAAATCTGATATGTCAATATTTTTTTGTGTAAGTTTTTCATGAATCCTGTCTAGTTTTTCATCCCACAAGATATCTGCCTTATCCTTTTTATATTTATCATTTGACACCTTGTATGATTCTAGTCTTTTGATGGCATATTCCTTGGTCCAATTATGATTACATTGGACAAGATAAGTAATATCAAAATTGTTTGTTTCCACGATTAAATGTTTACCACCTGGATGAGACTTGGCAAATTTTGATAAATCATACGTGTCTCCATTAAAATACCACATATTAAATTAATAATCTAAATAACTTTTATATTGTAAGATTTATATAAATTTTTTATATATTTATATAAATGCCAAAAAAGGATTATGCTTACAGAAGCACATGGAAACACAAATTTTCAAGGGCACGAAATAAGGCACATAGAGGAGGATTATCAAAAAAAGAAATGTTAGAAAAATATGGTAGATTTCCTAAGAAACATGAGTGGTGGGGTCCCGAAGCAAATTTTGAAGAATGGAAAGAGAGATGGGTTGCTGAAAATCCCAAATTTTAATTAGAAGTTCATTTTAAAAAATAAAGTATTGTAAGTTATTGAAAATACAATATTAAACAGTTTAAATACGTATAATTATATTTATTATATAATGCATAAATCACGTAAATTAACTGAAGCAGATTTATTTGGTCATTCGGTGAGTAAAAGTCAGGTTACATATCAACCTGTAAATGATATACAAAAATATAATAATGTTGAATTTGGTGCAAAGAAACGTATAAAACCGTGACGAACTGGAGTAAAAAGCCAACAACAACCACCAAAAAGTGGATTTAACAAAAACTTAAGATAATGATATGCGTAAACATTTGCTCAATGACGAACTATATTAAAATCAAATATGATAATTTAGTTCTGAGAAGCAACAAAAAACGCGAAAAAATAAAAAATTGAAGTAAGATTCAACAAAATTTAGAAAAGTATCCAAAAAACTAAAAAGTTGTTTCAAAAGCAAATTGAGAAAAACAAAATTCTTGTAAACATGTCGATCACTTCTTCTCAGATTCATATTCAGTCGGTTGTAACGGCGTCGCAGGTCCGTTTGATTGAGTATCTTGCCTCAGAGTATAAATTTGATGCTGAGGCTGCGAAGATGTTGATTGCTTCGCAAAAGAAGGTTTCCTCGAGAAAGCCGACGATGACGTCGGATGAAAAGGAAGCGAAGAAGGTTGAGACCAAGCGTCTTCGTGAGGAGAAGGCTGCGGCTGCGAAAGAGCAGAAGCGCATTGAGCGCGAAGAGGCAAAAGCGGCAAAGGCTGCTGCTGCTCTTGCAGAGAAGGAAGCGGCTAGGGCCCATAAGGAGGAGGAGAAGAAGGCACTGATTGCTGCGAAGCAGGCCGAGAAGGATGCAGCCAAGGCAGCAAAGCAGGCAGAGAAAGATGCGGCCAAGGCAGCAAAGCAGGCAGAGAAAGATGCGGCCAAGGCTGCAAAGCAGGCAGAGAAAGCGTCGCCAAAGAAGCGTGGACGGAAGGCTGTTGCGCCAAAATGGTACACTGATTTGTCATGCGATACTCCTTGGGATGAGTTGACCCCCTCACAGCGCGCAAAGGCGAAGCGTGACCAGAAGAATGCGGATAAGAACTCAACGCAGGATTTGATTGATGAGGGAGATGACATGGTGAAGCAGATTATCCAGCAGGAATAAAAGAATAAAAAAAAAGGTTTGGCATAGTATAGAAGTCAAATTTTTTTTCAAGTATAAATAATTCAAGTATAAATAATTCAAGTATAAATAATTCAAGTATAAATAATTCAAGTATAAATTATTTCATAAAAAATGTGGAAGTGTGAAAGCTATATAATAAAAAACTTTTAGCGAGTATAGTGTAAAAAGGTAAAGAAAAAAAAGGTGTGATAATGCGTTGTGTCCGTTGGCGCCAATAAGCACTAGATTGCGCACTATGGGCACTAGATTGCGCACTATGGGCACTAGATTGCACACTATCTAGACTAGATGGCGCACTATGGGCACTAGATTGCACTCAATCTACACTAGATGGCACACTATTAGGGATATATTAGGATACTTTTTGTTACTGGTTTCTCATTATCCTACCGATTTCTGAGTTACCGTTATATGGTACATTTACACCCTATTGAACGCCATTGGCACTAGGTGCCATACCCTATCTACACTAGATGACACCCTATCTACACTAGATGGCACACTATCTACACTAGATGGCACACTATCTACACTAG